ATTTTTTTTTTTGCCGTCTCTTTTTACAATCGACAAACCCAAATATTCTCTAATTGAATTTGTTAATTGAAGTACAAAATTAAAAAATTCTTTTGAGCATTCCTAATACTAATGTTACTTCTATTAATCCGCTCAGAAACGAACACCATTGAACGTAATACTAACTAAGCAGTATTAGTTAGAAACTGCTTTTATCTGAGCTTGTAAACGCATTACAGACGTTGCTTGAAACTCTTTTCCGGTAGAAGTTTTGAAACCGGAGTTATTCAATTTTTCTGCTATTTGTCTAAGAGATAGATTTTGGTTACTAAGTGCTGTTATCATTGCAATTGCTTTTACGTTGTTTGCGTTATCAAGTGCTTTTTGCTTAATAGAAGTTTTTGCTTTTGCTCTCGAATAGTCTGTTAAGTTTGCCGGAGTGCCTAATTTAACTCCCCTTTGCTTTAGTGCTAATAGTGCTGATTTTGTACGCTCAGATATAAGTTCACGTTCTTGTTGTGCTAATAATGCCATTATTCCAATAGTTAAAGTATTCGCCTCCGGAATATCGCAAGCAATAAAATCAATAGAAGAATCTTTAAGAGAAAATATAAACTGAGCGTTCCGGCTTAGTCTATCAAGTTTAGCAATTACTAATGTAGCTCCGGTGGTCTTACATAGTTCAATTGCTTTTAATAACTCTGGTCTGTTATTGTTTTTGCCGGATTCCGTTTCTTTAAATTCAGCAATCAATTCATTACTGCCGATATAATTATTAACGATACTTTTTTGACTATCTAAGCCCAAACCCGAAACACCCTGCTGTTTTGTCGATACTCTATAATATGCTATAAATTGTTTCATTTCTATTTTCTCTTATGTTAATTGAAGTTCAAATCTTAGTGTTACATAGTTAGTACACCCGTTTAACATTTGTAACACTACAAAAATAACACCTTTTATTGACAAATCCAAAACCTTTTTAAGTTTATTGAAGATATTTTTAAAAGAGTTTTTGCTCAGTTAGTAGTATAAAATCAATTCAAATTCAATTAAGCCTGCCGGAGTTAGTGAGCTGTTATCGTAGTTATGAAAAAAATTATCGTAGTTATAACACTACAAAAGTAGTGCTGATAATGTAAGTCTTTATAAATCATATACTTAGTATTGTTTTTAGATGTATTTGTATTCATTAGATAACTACGATATAACTACGATAACTACGATACGAAACGATAAAAACTACGATTAAGTCCTTATAAATCAATGACTACTACGATAACTACGATAAATCCTTACATTAGATTTACTTAGCAGTAGTTTTTTTTATGTTTCTTAAAATTGTTCAATTTTGAACAAAAAGAGAGAGAAAACTAATCAGTAAAAATATACTGATTATAAATATAGTGTCCTTACTAAATATAGAATTATTGTAGTTATCGTAGTAGTCATTGATTTATAAGGACTTAATCGTAGTTTTTATCGTTTCGTATCGTAGTTATCGTAGTAGTCATTGAATTATAAAGACTTACAGCATATCCCTTTTTTAACAGCATAAAAAAAGAGAGCTGATTTATATAGTTAGACTATAATAATCAGCTCTAATTTATAAACTGTTGATGATTAATGGAATACTTAATTAAGAGTAAATTCTAAAAATGGAATTTGCGTATTTTGAGTAGTATTAGTATTTTTGGGGGACGTGTTAGATACTACAAACTTATAAAGCATCTCTCTCGCTCCGGTAGCGTTTTGTCTTTTTTTAAGAGTTAAGCCGTTAAGTTCGGCAAATGTTTTTAAGTAGTTAGAAAACTGCTTTTTGTTAAATTTATCATCTAAGCCAGCCAAATCTCTATAAGAATTAAACAGCTCAGTATAATTGTATTCCGTATCTATTTTTATATTATTACTAAATTCAAAAAATTCATTACATGTAGCACTAAGCAGTTTTTTGTTATTTATAGTAGCTGATTTGTAGTTTGGAATATTACAATTGTTATTGAAGTATATTTGAATTTTACTAAGCATCAAATTATAAAAAATATTCCATTGCTCATTACTCCAATCTTCAAAAAAGTACGCACCAAATTCATTATAAGGAGTAAAATTTTTGCTGTAATACGTTGTTAGTTCTAATTCAAATTTTCGTGCTTCATGCGAACCGCCCACGCCTTGTAAGCCATAATTTGTACTTATTGCTATGTTTGGAGTATCTGTTATATCGAAGTGAAAAGAGTTTTGATTTTTCTTTTCAAAGGTTAAGCCTTCTGTAATATCAGAAAACATATACTCAAAATCGAAGTTTTTTTGAACGTCATCTATGAATACTATTTGAGTATCTAAAGTTAAATTTTGGAATTTAAAACTACTATCTGATTTAAAGTTTTTGCCGTCGATTGTTGATACTTTTCTAATTTTGCTCAGTCCACGCATAATCAAGCCTTTTCCGGTCTGTCCGTTTGGGTTCTCTAAGATACTCGCCTCGCTCAATACTATTGCTTTTCTGTTAGCAGTATTTTTGTAAGTATGCAATAAGTAACCAATACAGCAATTTAGGCTTTCATATCTTTGAGAATCAAAATTTAATTCAGCTCCGGCTTTAGAAGTACAAACATTCTGTAAGAATTTATTGAATACAAAACTATTAATCAGCTCAGTATTCTCTATAATACTTATATCAAACTGCTTAATTTGAGACTCCCAAATATAGTTTTTTAGCTCAGTATAAGGTTTTAATTCAGTTCCTTGTTTAGAAGTAATAGTAAAGCCATTACGGAAAAAATCATAACTTACTTCTTTAGTATCTTTTACAAAATTGATTTGTTTTATATCTAATTCAAATAATTTTTTGCTATTAATATAAACGTCCGCACCTTTTAATAATATCAATTCTAAGTCTTTTTTTGAATAGTTATCGCTTATAAGCTCCGGCAGTTGTTTATTTATAGCATCTTTAATAAAACGCTTGATATAGTCTATATCAACTTCTTTAATTATGTTATTATTACATTGAACTAACAACAATTCTAAATGATTTAGTTTGTTTATGTTTATTTCCATAAAGCCGGAGTTTCTTAAAAAACCGTACAAATCTAATTGATTTATTTTAAGCTCAGACTTACTATCTTCATACCAAAAACAAAAGGGGAGCTCTGAATTATCGAACTCAATAACCTCGCCTGTGTGAGGATCGAATTTAATAGAGTTAAATTTAGCATAACTCTTTTCTGTTAAAGACTTAATAGGGTTCTGTTTGCCGTGTTTTATACCGTCTAAAATTGCGTTTAATTCAGTTCCGGTTGTTGTATAATTATCAGCAATTGCATCGCTGGCATCTCTTAATATTTCCAAAACACGCCATTCTGATATAAGCCCACCGGAGATATAACCTCCGGCAAGCCTTCCGGCTTTTAATCTTGCGTTATGCCTTGTACCATTAACAGCACTAAGCAGTATTTTGTTTAGACGTTTCTCAATAATCAGCTCTGATTTATCGTTTGCATCAAAATCAAATGCTTTAGGGTCTGAGCTAAAAAGTTTAGTTAAGGTTGCTATGTTTGGAGATTGTTTTAATCTATAATCTATAAAAGCCTTTTCCTCTTCTAAGATAATATTATCATATTCAGTCGGTCTTACAACGTCAAAATCAATTGCTTTGTAGTTAACAAATGCTTTAGGGTCTGAGCTAATAAAACACGCTCTAAATAAATCTTTAGTGCTTTTGTCTAACTCAATATTATAAGTCTCTCTAAAGTAATATTCAGCATTTAGGAATGCTTCCTTATGAGAATTAGGGTCAGGGTTTGGGTTTGTAATTCCGGCTTTTAATCCCTTGCCGGAGATACTAACATAACAGAAAAGAATATAAGGGTCTGATTGTAGTTTAAGCCTGTACTCTTCTAACTGCTCAGACGTTAAGCCGTCAATATCAATTTGAATTATGCGAGTATATCGTATTAGACGAGGGTCTGTATTAAGGTCAGTAATTGTTTCATTAGGCTTTATTCTATTTTTTGCCATAACAGAAAACATATAATATGGTGCTGATAACTTAAACTCTTTTTGGGCTTTATTCTGTAAGCTCCGGCAGTTGTTAGTTAGCAGTTCAAAGTGTTTGTTGTGCTTAATCTCTTCTATCATATCTAATACTGAGATGTAAGACGTTGGAGGGTTTTGTGTTTGTGTAACGCTAAAGTTACAATAAGAAATTTTTTCAGCTAAAGATTCAATTTTTGTATTTGGTTGCTCAGTCTCAATTAGAGACGTTTCGCTAAAGTTATCCGGCAGGATAAAATCAGTTTCTGTTAGAAACTTGCTGTTAGAATTTGTTAAATTTTCCATAAGAATATATTTTTTTTATTGTATTGAAATATATTCCGTTGGTGGTTAATACGCTCTTTTGACTTTTAATATATACTTATGAAAATATTTCTTGTAAGTAAATTATATTTTCAGTAATTTCGCACTTGTAAAGAGAACGAAATAAACTGAAAAGTTTGAAAAATTAAAGAGTGTTTCGCACCAACGAAACGCTTTTTTTTTGCATTTTTTTGATTTCAATATAAGTATATATTAACCTAATATTGAAAAATCAGAAAAAAAACGAAAATATTTTAAGTCTTAACTAACTTTTTAAAGTTAAGTGCTTTATATTTTTAGTAGTTGCTCCGGCAAAAAAAATTTCATTTTTTTTTTTGCCGTCTCTTTTTACAATCGACAAACCCAAATATTCTCTAATTGAATTTGTTAATTGAAGTACAAAATTAAAAAATTCTTTTGAGCATTCCTAATACTAATGTTACTTCTATTAATCCGCTCAGAAACG